CAGAAGAAAGCACATCTACAGAAGTTGTCAAATCGGTTACACCTGCTGTTGCTGCTTTTTGTGCTTCTTCCATAAAAGTAAATACATTGTCTTTTGGCACGCCTGCTGAAATAGCTTGATACAGTGCTGGAGCTGCTTCATCAGTTGCTACGCCCATTTCATTAGAAAAAGCTCGCAAATCATCGGACATTTGTTGTTGTGCTTCCTCACTTGCTTTAGGCATTAATGTAAATACTTCATTCATCTGCTTATCAAAGTTAGCAAACTCTTTCACACCTTTAGCTGCTGCGCCTGCTAATGCTGCACCTGCTGCCGCTGCTCCCGCCACTGCCGCTGTACCGATACCGCCGAGCATTTTTGAAAACTTGCCAGTGTCTTTTTTAGCTGATGACATATCTTTTTTAAATTTTCTTGTATCTAGTTCTAACGTTTCATATAACTCTGCTACTTTTACGGCCATGTTTCACCTACTTTCTATAACATACTTAACAATTTGCCTTCTTCATCTTCTACTGGTTTTTCCCCATCAGCTCTGATTGACCTTGCAAGAGCGGAATCGGCTGACAATGACTTGAGTAAAACATTAAATTTCCTCCAAGTTAAATTATCGGCTTCATCTATTAAATCTATTCTGTACTCTCGCAAAAAATCAGCTTCTATGAATCCCCATTTTTCTGCGATGGAGAAGGTTGAGCGTTTTTTGTATCATCCTGTTCATCATCTTTGCCATTATATTTATTCCACAGTTCTGTAATTAGCCATTCTGACTCTTCTACTGTCATTCCTTTTTCAATTAAGTTGTCAAATTGTTCTTCACCTATCATTGCCTGCAAACTTTTCTTAACCTGCTTAGCTGGCAATTCTTCAACTCCGCCTTCTTCCTGCATTTCTATAATATTCAATACACTGGAAAGAGGAGGGGAAGGTAAAAGTTCTATATCTTCCCCGAATGCCTTAATTATAATACCTTCTTTTTTTCTCTCTTTTCTAAACTGATCAAAATCTATTGTTTTAGTCATAATCTATCCCTCCAGATATTTTTATAGCTTTAGTGCAGCAACTGTTACGCTTGTTACTGCATCATAATCTACGCTTACATTTCCATCGGCATCATTAAACCAATCCTGCGAAAATGGGCCAATTATCTTTTCATCACTCGCTGGTACTGTAACAGTTGGATTACTTAATGTAATATCTATACCACCTATTGTTATTGTCTTTTGTATATTAAGTGTTACATCGTGTGAAGATGCATCTCCATTCTTTACATATAATAATGTTTTACCATTGTTAACAAAACTATCACCTGCAACATCTGCTGCTGAAAATGAAGGTGTTAACCCTGCTAAATCAAACTCCTGTAATGTTAAACTTGCCATTTAGTTACCTCCTTTTATACATTAGGGTCTACATCTAATGAAGCGCCTGTTCTCTCAAACTCAAAACCCCAACTGGAAGGGTCATTGTTTCCTCCACCAATATCTGCCAAATTAAATGTACCATTAAGCCATTTTTCTCTGCCAGAATTGTCGTGCACTATGTGTAATGTGCTTTGCGCTGCTGTCCCTACTGCGTCTGATAGAGTTTCAACTTCTGCCTGCCCTGCATCTTGAGTAGCTCCGTCATAATACTCATAACCTTCTGCTGAAATTGTTTTAGCCCGCTGTGTTGCTAAGTGTTCAGCCATTCCATTGCTATCAAAAGTTGTAGTGTCTGAACTTTCCTTCTCTGTTGAAATTGTCAGCGTGTTAATACCTTTTATCGGCACATAAGCTGTTCCGTCATATACTTCAATAGTATAATTTCTTGCTAATACTTTGTTTGTAGCTGCCATTTTAATTAATCACTCCTTATATTTTTTTAACTTCCATTTCAAAATTAACTGAAAATCTGTGTCTGTTATTGTCATCTGGCCCGATATATATTCCCTGTGGCTGTATAGCCTGACACTTAATAACATACCAGTTACCAGATGTAATCCACTTTTCTTCTCCTAAAACCCCAATTTCTGCTATAATTTCATCAACCAAACTTCTTGCAACTCTTGGGTCACGTGTTCCTCTAACAATAATTTGCATAGTAGGCTCAAAATAATCTGTTAACCACATATCACGTGGAAAGCCGCCTGTACCTTGCACCATTGCAGCAATATCTGGTTCAGCTGGCATATTATCTTGAAATATGTTACCACTTATGCCAGTTTCGTCATAAATTATGTCTGTTATATTATTTGCCAGTCTTTGCATTACTTCATCCAGCATATTATCCCTTCTTCATTTCTTCTTTTATCCAACCTTCTATCTTTCCACTCATTGCTTTTGATGTAGTTTCAAGCCACTTGCTTTCTCTACCATTTCTGTAGTTTTTTGATACTTCGTGAGTTTCAACTGCGTAAGGCGTGTTATATGAGATGTAGAATATCGGCTTTTTGCGAAAATCAAACTTGAAATTATGCTTTGGCCATTGTTCATTTTCAGCTTGATTATACACAGTTTTTGGCATACCACTTAATCCATCTTGAGTTACAACTCCACTTCGCTCAAGCGTTCCTGTATCATGCGGTACTTTCTTATTAGACTCGGTTAATATTGATTCAGCAGCTCTCCAAGTGGCTCTGCCTGCTTTTTCTAATTGTTCATCGACTACATCATCAAACCAGTTGAACTTTGCCATATAATCACCTACCTCAACATTATCTCTACATTTGATAAGTTGCCAGTTAGTGCATTGTCATATCTGTTGACTGCAATCACTTCTAATGGTTTGCTTGTCCATTCAAAGCTAACTTCTGATTGTTCTTTAGGTTTGATGTCAGCAGAAGTATGCAACTGTGAAGGTGATGTAATTTCATTTCCTTCCTCATCAAAGGTTATTTTTTTCTTATGCACAAAATAGCAGTCTATGTCATAAGTGTCGCCCCAAACAGGCCCATAAGCACCTTCGCCAAGATAAGGTTTAATAGTCGCTGTATGTGGTTGTGCTGATTTAGGTAACTTCATTGTAGACTCACACCTCTATACAGGTAACCTTCTAACATTAATAATTGTCTTGCTCTGGGTGCTAACTCTGGAGGCCCACCACTGGGACTCTGTCCCCTGTTAGCTGCTGAAAAAGGACCAATACTTATTTCAGAGAAGAATTGTTGAGTGTTAAACTCATCGAATTGATTCCACCATTCATATTGCCTTACAGTAGCCTTAGACGCTATTTCTCCAGCTTCTATTCTGCCTAAGGTATAATAGTCTATCAAGTCACTTGCTCTCTCTAATAACCTATTAGCGTCGTCTGGTAGGTCTGATTCTAACACACCTAGATAATCAGCTAATTCTGTTAATGTTGCATATGCCATTTTATCACCTAACCTTCAATTTCTATATAATTAACCGACACAAATACTTTGTTTGTTCCGGTAGTAGTAGTTAATGTTAGTGGTTGGTCAACTGCGCCTGTTCCACTTTTGACTTGTGGAGCAAAACGATTATTAACACTTGAATATAACCTCGCGACTTTTGCGCCGCCTAAATCTAACTCTACCACTCCAGTTGTAGCATTAGTGTGTATAGCGACATCAGTTATAATTAGTCTATTACCAGCAGAAGGTGTGATTATTGCTGTATCAGTCTGTGCAGTTGTATATTCTTCTGAAAAGTGAGATTCTATTAATTGAGTTTCAGTTAATACTGCTTTCCTACCATTTGCTATATTTGTTATTGCTTCTCCATTAATCCAATTATATAGTTTTAATATTGTCTCTCCTACATTCATTTACTTCACCTTCTCAATTTCAGCTGTCAATTCATCCTTATTTAATTTGTAGTAACCAGTTAATCCTTCTTCTTTAGCAATTTCTCTTAATTCATCAACTGTTTTATCTGCCAATTCTTCTTTCTCTTCAACTTCCTCTACAATTTCATATCCTTGCTGCTTGAATTTGGTGTCAAAGGCACGCTCTGACACGTGCCGTGTAACACCGCCTCTTCTAATTTTCATTAATTATCACCCTTACACTATAGCTGTAGCTTTTGTGTGAGCATAGATTCCAACAGTCTTATTATCTGGAATAAAGATGTCGTGATATACTCTAGACTGCATTAACCATCCATCTGTGCTCTGGTTAGTATCTGGGTCAAATACTTTAAGTTGTCTTTGCTTCACAATTGGAAGTACAGCTGCATCGTGCACTAACAGGAAGTTAAGTTCATAATCTGTTCCACCAGTAGTTGCAGAATATCCAAAAGTAGTACTACCATCGTTGAGTGTAATTCCAGTATAAAATCTACCTTGTGGGACTTTGACTACTGGGATATTATCATAAGTATCAAATGTTCTGTCACCAATATCCATTACATCTCTCTGGAATAAGTCAGAGTTGCGAACATCAGAATATATCTGTGGTGTCATGAATAGACGCATCCCTTCTTTGTTGACTTCATTATCCTCAAGTTCAACAATAGCAGCATCAATAGCTTCTACTGCATTAGTTTTATCTAAATCAGCATTAACAGTTGTTCCTGCATTAGAAGCAATTTGAGCATATCTATAAGCGTCTAATTCCGGTACAACTTCCTGCTTGGAAAATTGACTGGCTGTAAATGTAAATACGCTGTCTAATGCTTGTAAATTATCTTGTCTATCAATTGTGAACTGAACACCTCTGTCTTGTGTCAATGTGTGAGTTTCCCAATTAAAGTTAACAGAACCTGTAGGATAACCTGTCGCTCTGTCATAGTCACCTAAACCATCTAATGCAATTTTAGGAAGCAATACTTCGCCTGCATTCTGCCCATTTCTAATTAATTCTTGTGGAATGCTCAATACGTCGGAAGTTAATCCTCTTTTGTAAACCTCATCTAAATAAGTTGTATATTTTTTTGCTAGTGCAATACTATTAGCCATTTAAAATCTCTCCTTTATAATTTTTAATTAAAATGTAAATT